TTTTTTATTGTTTTTTAATTAATACAGTCTTTTTGATTTATGTCGAACTCTACGACATCTAATTCTAATTTGAAAACGTGATAAGGTTGCATATTATCAACCCTGTTATAATCAAATTTATTAAATATTTTATCAATATCGATTACTAGTTTTTTTACTTCTACTAACGCTTGATTTTCTAAAACATTCAATACGTCTATTCTAATTTCTTCATCTGCTCTATGCGCAATACTCGGATATATTTTATTTACATTAACAATAAAGAACAAATCAATTGAAGTTTTATAATAACCATTTCCTGTACGTTCTAAATCTTTTTCGGTTGCAAAAAAGAATTTATTACCCTCTGAAAACACTAAATTACCTGAATACTCATTTTTCTTTGAGTAATCTTCAATTGTTTTAAATCCGTCATGTTGATTAATGTAACATCTACCGTAACCGTTTAATTCACTCCATTTAGACAGTAATTGTGTGTGTAACAAAACTTGTAACTTTTGTACAAACGCATCTAAACCGACTGGATTTTGTTTTAAGTAGTTCATTTAATCCTCTGTAATTATGTTGTAACCGATTCCAAAATACCCCTCTTGCAATTTTTCAATCTCTTTTCTTATGCTTGCTATTTCTGAAATCAACTGAGGTTTCAATCCTTTTACAGATATTACACCATCATTAGCTCCCTCGATTTCAACTACTAACTTTTGATACATTTCCTTTGCTAATTGCTCATTTCTATTGCTTCTAATTGAAGTGGTATAATGAGTTAAAAAACTAATAACTGTATCTAAATAAATAGCTCTAGCAAAAAGAGATTTATTGTTTATAATCAAATCCGTGAAATCCTCGTAAACAGTAATGTCAAAATTAAGTCCGTTCGTTTCTGAATTGTTTTGTAAAGCAGAAATATCAAAAAGATTTTCGGATGTATGACCGTTAAAAGAAACCTTATCAATATCTAAATAAGTTATGTAACTCATTAGATTTGCATCGTTCCAATCTCTTTTATATGGTTTTAATCCACTAGTTGAATCATAAAGAGCACCCATAAAATACTCCCCTTTATAAGTAGTATCGGTATTGTTTACAACCCAATCTAATATTTCTTCTTGATGGTCGCTTACTATTTCAACTTCTTTTATTTGTAACGGTTCTAGTTTTGAGTTATTCCAAAGAACTAGTTTAATTGTTCCAGTACCTTGAAAATCTAATAAAACACGTGTAACTTTAAAAGCTACATTCTTTTCGTCAGAAACTCTTATTCTAAAACCATAAAATCCAGTTGCCAATGTTTCTACATTGATTTTATTGAAAGCGTTTTTGTAAAACACATTTCTATCAATATAATCGGCACTAGAAAAAACTTGATTACAAACATTTGAAGCGCTTGATTTCTTTATTTGTCTTAAAAAGTCATTGAATTGAACATTTGAAACATCTAAATAATCTTGACTAGACTTTATTAATTCTATTTTTGCATACGGATTATCGGTTACAAAATAACCGCTTTCACTAATTAAATTGTTATCATCAATAATAGCATAGTCGGGATTAGTAGGCTGTCTATAACCTACCAATCCAACTAAACTATTTTGTATTTTGATAATATCAATCATTCGATTAAACTATTGCAAAAGCCATTAAAGGTGTTCTTGTTGCTGTTGAATCAGGAGCGTGATTGAACGATAAATCAATCGAGATTTCTGTTTGAGTGATTACGTCTTGTTTTTGACCGTTAACACTTGTTCCATCAGCTCTTTCTTCGTATGAGTGTACAGCATATTGTAATCCATCTGTTGGATTAAGCAATGCGCCTCTCATATCAACTGTTGTTTCTCCACCCTCTCTGTTTTGTTTAGGAATCCAGTTTAAACAAGCTACATGACCTCTTGGAACAACAACGCCAAAACCTTTGTTATAAGTTGCATCTAACGCTACTGCTCTTGCGCCCATTAATGGGTCGTGTACAAAAGTCATATTCAAAAACTGAAATGAAGTGTTTGTAGCATTTCCTGCCCCTTGATTTGATAGTTTCAAGATTTCAGAATATAAGTAAGAATCACAAACCACATCTAATGCTTGCCCTTGATAAGCATTTACATCAGCCATGATTTTAGCAATAGTTCCTACTTCGTCTTTATTTGCTACTGGAATTTCGTAAACATCGTTAGTAGCGTCAAAAGTTCCTTTTACAGATGCAGAGTTAACTCCTGTTTTGTTGTTGAACAAATAAGCTCCTGCAACGGCATCTAAACCATTTGCGTAATCAATAACTTTGTTTCTGATTTCGTTTGTGAACTCTTCTTGCCATGAATAAACAGATGTATCTGCTTGTTTCAAAGTCATCGAAAAAGTTGTAGAGTAAGTAGTCCAAGACAATGCTAAAACCCCTGAATCTCCACCAGTACCAGTATGGTTATGGCTTCTACCAGTTGTTGTCAATGCTTGCGCAGTTCTTTTAAAGTAGTTTGCCTCTACTGCTCTTGTATCAGATGTTTTAAGTGTTTTATAGCTTGGAAAGAATTGCTCTGCTCCATTTAAAAACAATTTAAAAACAGCTGGATCTCTGTAACGTTGGTCGTTACTTGCGAACTCTCCTTGCATCTTAATCTGTGCTTTAACAAGGTTCGCTAAAGTGTAATTTGCCATTTTTATGATAAATTAAGGTTAATAATATTTTTTAGTGATTTGAACGAGCCTGTTCTTTTATTGCTTGCATCGAGCCTGATGCGTGAAGTTAGGACAAAAGTAATAAATTTATTTAGATTAAATACAAATAATAGTAAAAAAATAACCACATCGGTTAAAATGTGGTTAGGATTGGTTAAACTATTTTAATTATAACACATTCTGCATAAAGCGTGTTAAACTTTTCTTTTACTTCAAATTCATCGTTACCAAATAAATCCGCTTTGTTTTTGCGACCTAATTTGTCTTTGTAATGTACTGTGTGTTTTTTCATAACAACTCCAATTTGCTTTCAAAAAATATCGCTAAATCATTATAAGTAACATTATCGCTCATGTTGGTTTCATTCACAACAATTACACCATCAGCAGTATCAAAATAGATTTTACATTCTCCTTTAGTTGCTACTTTTACAACTTCCCCAGACGCCTCTTCACAAACACTCCAACCTTTAAAAATAGGTTCGTTTTCGTTTAGCTCAAATCCATCTTTATCAAAATTAATAAAGTCAGTTCTTTGAGGAATATCTTTTAAAAGTCTTTCGTATTCCTTTGCATCATCTAAAGTTTTAGCTTTGCCAACAACTATATTAAGCGTTGGCAACGTTTTAAACTTTCTTTGTTTTAAGAAATTACTAATCGACATCAACTAGATTGTTTTTAATTCTACTATTCAATTCTTCTTGAAATTCAGGCGTAGCCGTGTTAACACCCTTGTCTTGTTGTTCTTTAATGAAATCATCAAGACTTTGTTTGTTTCCTTTGTTTTTAGAATCGCCCTCGCCTCTACCACCATCAACTGGTTTTAAGTACGTTTGATTATCTTTAAAGAAATTATCTAAAACATCTTTAACTGGCATTACATCTGCAGTAGTTGGATTTTTAACAATATTTCCTTGTGCATCTTTAACAACTACTTGACCGTTTTCAACATCAAAGGTCATTTTGTTTTTAATAATCAACTTAATATCTGCTTTTGATAAAGCGATGTTATCGGGAATAAACCCGTCAATAGTAGAGTCGATTACAGATTGGTTTTTGAAACTGTTAAATTCAGTTTCTTTTGCTGTTACGTTTTTTAAAGCATTTTGTAATGCGCTTTCTTTAGCTGTTAATTGGTCTTGAAGTTTCTTAACCTGTTCGTTAGGTTCTATTTTAGCTTCTTCAATAGCTTTCTTTTTTACGGCTTCTAAAACATCATCAAGATTACGTTTGCTTCCATCGATGCTTAATCCTAATTCATCTGCTTTTGTTCTTAAAGCTATTTGTAGTCCCTCTTTTCTAGCATCTTTTTTGTGATTTTCTACAAAAGTTGCTTCTTCTTCTGTTGTTCTTAAAGTTCCTGTAAACTCTAAAACTATTTCGTCTTTTTCAAAATCCTCTTTTGTGATTTCAAATATTTTATTTCCTATTTTTATTTTTGGCATAGTCTATTCTTTATCGGTTGCTTTTTCTTCTTTAGTTGCTTTTGTAGCTTTAACTGGATTAGCTTTAGCCTCTTTTGCTTTATGCCATGCTTTCGTAGCTTCTTCATCAACTATGTATATCATTCCGCTATCTACATAGTTGTTTTCTGTTTCTGTTACTGATTCCGCTAACACTTTAGCGTTTGCTCTAACTACTTTGTGTTGACCGTCTTTTTTGTAAAGACCTTTCTCGTCTTTTTCTAGTAATTTTACTAGGTTACATACTTTAATCATTTTAATTAATATTTAAAGGGTTAATATTTGTTTTTGCGTATTCGTTAAAATCAATTTCTAATTTATCAAAATCTTTTTCTTTATCGCATTGTTGCCAAAACTTTTGGAACAATACTTTTCTTTGCGCTTCTGAATTGCCAAAGATAGTATTTACTTGTTCAATAGTCAAATGTATATAAGGTTCTAAACGTGCCTTTTTCAACATTATATTTTGATTTTTTGGGTCGTTTTTATATTTAGATAAGATAATTTCTTCTAACATCTTATCTAAAATAGTATTTGAATCTCCCTCTTTTTTTGCCAAATTGTATTTTTCTAACAAAACATCAGGACTTTCAATAATGTATCTTCTACCAAATGTACGTTTGTACGTTTCTTTTGTTTCTGTTCTATTTACAAAAATTAGAACCCAATTAGCAATAGTATTGTAAATGTACTCGGCTGTATCTGTGTAACTGTTAAGCGTATTAGTTATTGGTTGCGTGTCAATAAATTTAGCTGTTGCCGTTTCATTAATCTTGTCAGTCTGTTGCGTTTTATCAGTTCCCCAAATAGTATCCGAAATAATATTTTCCATATCTCTCAAATCCTCTTTGTACTGCTTCCATGTTTCTAAATCTGGAGCTATAAAGCCAGCAATATTAGGAGCTATTGTTGGTTGCCCCTCTTTTGGAATTGGTAACGTAACCATATCGGTAACATCTCCTTTACTTAAATATCCTTTTCCATCGCACGAACCGCAATCACCGTTGCCTACTTTTGCAGTTCCTTTACAAGTATTGCATTGTGTTACATAACGCCAGTGCAAAGGGTGTCCTTTTTGGAATTTGTAAATAGTTAATGTTGACTTATCCCTTGCGTAATCTTTAGCTAATTCAATAACTGGGTTAATATTTGACAAACGTAATTCAGTACCTAATATTTCTTTTTCAGATAATATAATAACTGGAACTTGTTTAAATGGATGTTCAAATGTTTTGTCTTCTACTACTGTAAATGTTTCTCCGATTTGTGATATTAGCCAATCTGTTTTATAATCAATTAATCGCCATAACTTTAAATCAATGCCTGCTTTAATTTCAGGTTCGAAAATAATCCATTTTACTAACTGTCCGTTGCTTTCGTAATTGTAAATATCCTCAATTGATTTATAAACAGGATATATTTCTTTTTCTGAATTGTATTCTGTTAAAATTATTCCGTTTGGGTCGGTATCGGCTAAATTAAAATAAGTTTCTGACATCCATTTATAAAGCGATTTGTTGCTTTTGAAGCTGGATAGTTTATTTTCAAATTCTGTTTTTAACGTTTCGTTTTTAATTGACAAGTCCTCACTTCCGCCATTAGCATCGAAAACGTTTTGTCTTTTTGACATCACGCGGTAAAACAAATCTCGAATATCTTTAGCGTATTTTTTACGTGCTTTTGCTCTTTTGTCGCTTTCTAAATGTTCAATTCTTTCAATTAGTAACTTTTGAAAGTCATCGCCTGTAATTAAAGCCTCAAGTATTTCATGTTGTTGGCGCGCCTTACCAATCCATTCAGGTTTAACTTCTGTTTGTTTTTTTATAAAGTCTAAAACGGTTTCTTTTGTGAAAATCATTTTATTAAGTGTTTTATTTGCAAATATATAAAATTTTTATTTACCAAATTATTTCGTATGAGTTATTTTGTTCCAGTTCAAACCACATACGCATCATAATCATATCTGCAAAGTCAGGGGAACGTCCTAAACGTTCCTTGATTGCATCTTTTTTCTCAATTCTTATTTTTCCATCATCGGCTAACGGTAATTTACAAATCTGCTCTAACTCCTCAATGATTTGTTTACGCCAATCTTTACATTGAATAAAGATTTTATTTTTCTTTACCATTTCGGCTAATAAATGGTAACATTGTGTTTTTAGGTTTCTAAAATTCTCTTGTTGCCCCTCAATTTTTATAGGCTTTCCTCCATTATGAAATTGATTAGCATTTTCTAAATAACCGCTTTCAGCACTTTGTCTAACAAACATTTTTAATCCATCAGCATCATAAATAACATTGCTTATTGGAACTTCATTTTCTATTCTTATTTCGTGTATTTTCTTTGCTACTAATGTTTCATCTATTTTATCAATAGCGACTATTTTCTGTAAAACAAGTCCGTTCCAAACACCAATTACAAACTTATCTGAACCCTCGTAAGCAATATCGGCTGTGATGTATTTTTCTTGTGTTGGTTTTATAAATTCATTAGTAAAAATGTTTAGAATGTCATTGTAATCAAACATTGCGTATGGATTATCGTCAAATTCCCAATTCCCGTGTACTAACCTTTGAATTTCATTTGGTGATAATATTTTTAAAAGATTAGTAATATAATCTTTTGGCAACATTTTATTATCACTTGGCAATGCTTGTATGAACTTTCTAAAAGCTGGTAATTTATTTTCTTTTTGCGCTTTGTAATAATCTCGGTAAAGATAATTTTTTGCAGGGTTACAAGTTTGTAAAAGTTTTGGGGCTAAATTATAAACATCATTTTTCCAACGACCTATTGAAGCCTGTAAATTGTTTTTACATTCTTCTTCAAATTCTCCAGCCTCTTCAATCCAACCCCTTGTCATTTGCATCGACCCAAATCGCATATATTTAGGGTCTGATGGTAAATATTTAGCATCTATTAAAAATATCTTTGAACCATTGTAAAATTGAAAATAGTTGTCTTGTCCGTTATATTTATAATAACTAGAATCAATGCCATATAAAGAAAACACCTCTTGAAAAGATGGAACTGTAAATTTTCTTAAATCGGTTAATGTTTTTCTTGCAACAAAATAAAGTGTTTCAGGATATATTAAAGCATCTGCGGTAAGAAGTGAACAACCTAAAAAAGATTTTCCTGAACCTTTAGAACCACCATAAGCAATATCGATAGTTTCTTTATCAATCCAATACTTGACGCATTCTAATTGCTTTGAATTACCATTAACGTTTAAAACTATTTCTTTACTCTTCTGGTTTTGGCTCATCTATAATTCTCATTCCGATAATAGGTGATGTCGGTAAATCTTTTCCGTTGGTTGTGTGGTCAATTTTCTCTCCAAACATTTTAGGGTAATATTTTGACGCTTTCCATTTTAAGGTCTGAATTAAAACGTTTGCAACAGATGCATCATAATTTCCTAATTTTAATCCATCATAAATTAATTCTAATTCTTCTTCAACTGAATCGGCTTTGTCTTGAATTGACTTTATATACAGGTCAAATAATTCTTCGTTTTTTCTTTTCCAATTACACCAAGTTTGAAAAGTAGGATATTCAGGCTTTGAAGCTAGAACAGTTTTTATATTAAAACCGTTTGCCACTTCTGCACATATCTCAACGCATAAATCAAAATTATATGTATCTGGTCTTGCCATTTTTTCTAGTTAATAGATTAACAAAATTAAAACAAAAAAAGTTATTGTGCAAATGTAAGGATTAATTTAACTCATTAACTAATTTAATCACTTCAATTGATTGATCTGA